GGGTTCTGCGTCTGACAACCCAACAAACGCAAACCTAAGAACAGGTTCTAACTGGTCTGCTACTTACGATATTGATCTCATCCCTATGGTTGAAATCTTTGTTAACACACCACTTGATAACGGTCTTAAGTCTTAATTTCTATTAAGATTAAATTGGCAGTTGGTCATGCTAATTAAAAACCTCATCAAATATTGGTGGGGTTTTTTCTTTACGCTACAATAGAACTAAATTACTTTTTGGATCGTGGCAGCAACTATAGATGCAACTTTAAAAGGAACTTCAGCTAATAGTTATGTCACATTAGCCGAAGCAAATACATATTTTGAAACAGTACCAGATTCTTCAACTTGGACTAATAAAACTGACGATCAGAAAAATAGAGCATTAATATCTGCTACTAGATGGATTGATAGTTTTGTTTATTACGGAGAGAGATGTGATGATGGACAGGCACTTAAGTTTCCTAGAAATAATTATCAGGTGGATGGAGTTGAATTAGCTTGTTCTGCAACTCCTAATAATATTAAATATGCACAATATGAATTAGCCAGAGCTTTGGCAAATGATACTGGTGCTATTACTGGTACTACTGGTAAAGATGGTAATTTTAGTGAAGTAAAACTAGGAGATTTACAAGTTAAATATAATACTGATAGTCAGGGAACTGGTGCGGTAAATAATATTATGGATGTTTACCCTTGGTTACAAAGTTATCTTGGAGCGTATATGCTAGGTGGAGCAGGTGCTTTTCAGATGAGGGTAGTTAGAGGATAATGGCAGGTCAATTAGATTCATTATTTAAAAGTGTTGCTAAAGATATAGTGGCAACTCTAGGTAGCTCTTTAGATACAGCAGTTACTTATATAAAAAAAGGACAATCCAGTTATAACATTGATACTGGTGAACAAGTTAGCATCGATACAACTTATTCTGATCTTAAAGTTCCAATTGAATTTATAACATCACTTGAAAATGGAAGTGTTGAAACGAGACAAGCAAAAATTTATATTACACCTGATTTAATTGGTAATAATCAACCAACTTTAGAAGATGAAATTTCTTTTAGTTATGCTGGAGAAACAGTTACAGGAGTAATTACAAATATTGATACTAAAAAAGGTGGACAAACTTATCTCTTTACATTACTTGTGAGGTTTTAATGGCTAAAGAACAAGAATTTAATGGAGACAAAGCTTTTAATAATACGGTGTCACAGTTAGATGCTGATTTTGCAGATACAATAAGAGATTTACACGCTGAATTGTCTTCAGAAGAGGGTAGTCCTGTTTATACTGGTTTTTTAGCATCTAGCTGGAAAGTAAGAAGAGAACCAATAAAGGACAGAGAATCAGTATATAATCATCAACCTTGGGCTGGTATAAGAAGACAATTAGATGCTGTATATGCTTCTAGTAAAGAAGAAAGACAAAAAAAACGTAGAGAATTGTCAAATCAAATAGCAGAAATTAAAATTCGATTTCCTGTTAATACTGCTTATAAATTTATAGATGCAGATATATATATTGGTAATGCTGCCGAATATGCTGGTTATAGTGCAGAAGATCAAGAACTTGCTAATTTTATTCAAGGTAAAGCAGGTGAAATTATTAAAGATAATATGAGAGATAAAGGTAAAATATTCTTAGGAGTTAAACCTGGCTCTGGTTTTGGTTCAATAAAACCTGGGTCTAGTTTACGTTACATCGAAGGTTAATTAAGTATGACTTTAGTAAATGTAAGAGCAGCTTTTGAAAAAGCAGTTACCGATCAAGTAACTGATAATGACCCAACTATAAAAGTGGTGTATGATAACGTGCCATTTAAAGTTCCTAGCAAGACTACAAAATATGTTGTGATCAGTATAAATTTTGGTCAATCAACTCTTCAAAATCAAGGTGCTGCTTCAGACTATTATGCTGGTGTTATTCAATGTAATATTTATGTACCAAAAAATAAAGGAACATCTGTAGTTTCTAGTATTTGTGAAAATGTTATTGATGGTTTAATTTCTGTTAATGCTTCTGGTTATACAGATACTTTTAGTTGCACTCCAAGAGTCGGAGGTATTAATGGTCCAAATATGTTACAAATAGAAGATCGTAGTCATTTTATAGGAGTTCTTTCTTGTCAATTTACAGCAAACGCTTAATATAAGTATAATATAAATATTATATTAGATTACTATGGAAGCGATTGAACTCCTCAGAAACAAATTTGGTGTTAGCCAAAAATATAAATATGAAGTCAAAGATGGGGAGGAAACAGTATTAGAAATATATTGGCATCCTTTGACTATTGCAGAAAGAGAATCTATTCTTGCAAAATCAAAAGGAGATGATGGTAATGAATTTGCTTTAAATCTTATGATTGAAAAATCATTAGATGAAAATGGCAAAAGATTATTTCAAGATGGTCATAAGGCATCATTAAGAAGAGAAGTAAATGCAACTATTTTGCAAGATATACAAATGGCGATGATGACATCAGGAGATGAATTAAAAGTGGAGGAAGCGAAAGCAGCATTAAAAAGCTAATAAAGATTGGTATTTTATGTTTTTCTTAGCTAAAGAGTTAGGAATGACATTAAAACAACTTACAGCAAATTTAACTAAAGAAGAATTAGTATCTTGGGCTGCATTTTTTGAGTTAAAACATGAAGAAGAAGAAAAATATAAAGAACAAGTACAAAAAAAACAAGCCATAAAACCCAGAAGGAGGTAAGATAGGAGTAATTTATTGGGTCGAGTAAGTGGCAGCAGAGTACGGAATTAATATTAATGTCAGGACTAAAGACGAACAATTAAAGAAATTACAAAAAAATCTAACTGCTGCTGATCGTAAGGTTGCATCTTTAAATAAACAATTAGAAAAGTTATCAAAGAAGACTGGAAAAGGTCCTGGTTCTGGCGGTCCTTTTTCTAATGCAGCGATTGCAAAAGCAAAAGAACTTGCAGATGCTACAAAACTTGCTCAACATAATTTTGAAAAATATACCAGAGGTCTATTAAATTCTGAGTCTGCAAACAGAAAAGGTATTACATCTACAAGAGAACTTGCAACAAGGATGAAGGATGTTGCTGCCTCTGTTGGTATTACAAATGAAAAATTTGGGTTATTTACTGCTGGTTTTACAAAATTAAATTTTTCAGCACAGCTTAAATCTCTTCAAAGATTTAATGAAAGTGCAAAAATTACAGCATCTACTTTTGGTGCGATGGGTTCTAAAAATGTTCCTGGTGTCACAGGTTTTAGTAACGCAGATATATCAACACTTTTAAACTTTGCTCCTGCTAATACTATTAGTGCTATTGAAAGATATTTAGATACTTTAACTGGTGTAAGAAAACAATTAGATTTTACTGAAAAAGAATATGGAGATGTAACAGCAAGAATAAAAGAAATGAATAAAGAATTAGAGAAACAAAGAACTTTGTTGAGAGATAGTAATAAAGAAGAAAAAAGTATGAAAATTAGTAGAAGAGATAGATTTGATGCCAGAGATATTAGACGAAGAATAGCTGAAAGTCCTGGTGGCAGATTTAGAAGATTCCAAAGAAATAGAACTGCTGAAGACAGAAGAATAAGAGGGCAAGTTCAATCTAGTGCATTAATTGGTGGAGCTTTTCCTCTGTTATTTGGTCAAGGTCTTGCTGCTTCTGCTGGTGGTTTTGCTGGTGGTGCTGCTGGTGGATTATTGGGTGGTCAATTTGGATTTGCTCTTTCCTTGGTTGGTACTCAAATTGGTGCGTTTATTGATGGATTAGGTAAAAAAGCTACAGAACTTGGTGATGCTTTAAGAAAACCATCTGAAAATATTGAGATTTTAGTTCAACGTGCTGGTATATCTGGTACTGCTCTTGAACGTCAGATAAGTAAATTAGAAGAATTAGGATTACAAGCTACTGCTGCTGATATTGCTTTAGCTGAGATTGATGAATTTGCTGATGTTGAACAACTTAAGAAACTATCCAAATCATTCCAAGAGTTAGGCAATACATTTGCACAATTAAATACTCAGTTATTGTCATTTGTTTCTCAAGGTTTAGGAGATTTTGCTTTCTTTTTAAATGAAGTTATGCAAGGAGCAAGTGCTGGTTTTACTTTACGAGATATTAAAGAGGCTGTTCCAAAAGAACGTGAAAATGAATTTAATAAAATGTTAGGAGAACTTGTACCTGGTAGTTTACCCAGTAATCCATTTACTGCTATGTTAGGTTCTAATTTTGATAGAGCAAAAGGTTTTGGTTCTGATGTTTTAACACCAAATGTTTTAAATCAATTAAGACAAGAATTTGTTCCATCTTCTGCACCTGCAAAAGTACAAATATCTCAAGATTTACTTGATAGTGCAAGATCAGTAAAAATAGATAATTTAAAGTCGGAAATTGAATTAGAAGCTAAACGACTTACACAAAGAAGTGAAGAGCAAGATGTTATAAGAAAAACTAATGAAGTAAGAGCAATTGAATCAAAAATTGCACTTAAAAAGTTTGAATTGGATAAAACAGAAGAGGGAGTAAGAAAAGATAAATTAGCAGATCAATTAGAAGAACTAAGATTACAAAGAGATTTAAATAAAGCTCAATTAGAAAATGCGGAGATATTAGCTAATCCTGTTGCTTCTGCAATAGTTGATGTTGATAACAGATTAAGAGATTTAATGGATACACAAAAACAAATAGTAGAACTTAGTAAGACTATAGAAAGTTCATTTTCAGAATCATTTAAAGGAATAATTAAAGGAACAATGAGTGTTCAAGATGCGTTTAGAAATATGTTTATGAAAATAGCAGATCATTTCTTAGATATGGCTGCACAGATGGCTGCTGCACAAATATCAAGAGGATTTCTTGGATTGTTTGGAAATATGTTTGGTGGTGGAGGCACTGATCTGTTATCGAATGCTGGTTTGACCGCAGCAACACCAGGTGAAGTTACAATAGCTGATTTTGGTGGTCCATTAGCTAGTGGAGGTATGGCTAAAGGAGGTAGATCATATCTTGTTGGAGAACGTGGACCAGAAATGTTTACTCCTGGTGTTTCTGGTATGGTCACACCAAATCATGCTCTTGGCGGTTCAACTAATATTGTTGTAAACGTAGATGCTTCTGGTTCTTCTGTTGAAGGTGACGAAGAACAAGGTAGGGAACTTGGTCGTCTTATCTCAGTTGCTATACAATCAGAGTTAATACAACAGAAAAGACCTGGAGGTTTACTTGCTTAATGGCTACCTTCCCTTCAATCACTCCGAAATACGGGCAACAGAAAAGATCTGCACCATTAACCAGAACAGTACGTTTTGCTGATGGTTATGAGCATAGAATTTTATTTGGACTTGCAGAACATCAAAATCCTAAAATTTATAATTTTACTTTTGAAGTATCAGAAACAGATGCAGATACTATAGAAACATTTTTAGATGCAAGAGCAAATGATAGTGCCAGTTTTGACTTCACTCCACCAGGAGAATCAAGTTCATCTAAATTTGTATGTCAAGCATGGAATAAATCTATTCCATATTTAAACAGAGCAACAATACAGGCTACATTTAGAGAGGTGTTTGAACCATGAGTACTGATCCTGTTTTTAGTGAAGTTCAAAAAATAAACCCTTCTGCAATCATTGAACTTTTTACATTACAGTTAGATAACTCTTTACATGGTGCGACAACAATATATAGATTTCATTCTGGTAGTAATTTAAATGCTAATGGTGAAATAGTTTGGGCTGGTAATTCTTATCAAAGGTTTCCTATAGAGGCTACAGGTTTTGCATATCAACGTGGTCAGATTCCTAGACCAAAACTTGTTGTAAGTAATGCGTTGGGAACCATATCAGCTATCTTACTACTCGTTAATCAAACAACAACTGGTAATGATTTAACAGGTGCTACGTTTACCAGAATAAGAACAATGGCAAGATTTTTAGATGCTGCAAATTTTAGTGGAGGTAGCAATCCATTAGGAACACCAGATCCTACAGCCGAGTTTAAACGTCAAGTTTATACAGTGGATCGAAAAGCAACAGAAACTAGAGAAGTAGTAGAATTTGAATTAGCAGGAGCTATTGATATGGCTGGAGTTAGAGCACCCAAACGTCAATGTACCCGTGCACTATTTCCTAGTATTGGTACGTTTACACAATGACTTGGAAATATAAAGCATTACTTCATGCTAAACGTGAAGATCCTAGAGAATCTTGTGGACTTCTATTAAATGTTAAGGGTAAAGAAAAATATTATCCGTGTCATAATCTTTCAATTACAGATAATCAGTGTTTTATTATTGACCCAGAAGATTATGTAAAAGCAGATAATGTAGGTGAAATCGTTGCTGTTGTTCATAGTCATCCTATAACACCCCCAGAACCTAGTCAGGCAGATAAAATTAGTTGTGAGCAAAGTAAACTACCTTGGTATATTGTTAATCCTAAAACAGAACAATGGGGTGAATGTAGGCCAGAAGGTTACGTCCCAGACTTATTAGGTAGACCTTGGGTTTGGGGTGTTACTGATTGTTGGAGTCTAGTGGTTGATTGGTATAAAAAAGAAAAAGGAATCATTTTAAAAGATTATGCAAGAAATATGACACCACAGGAATTTTTAAAGAACCCTTTGTTTGAAGATTATGCTTGGCGAACAGGTTTTAGAGAACTTAGATCAGATGAAAAATTAGAGAAAGGAGATGTATTATTGATGTCAATAATGCACCCAACTTTAAATCATGTAGCTATTTTTCTTGGAGATATGGTTTTACATCATTTAGCAGATAGACTATCTTGTAGAGAGCCATATTCTGAGTGGTTGTTAAAATGTACTGGTAAGAGGTATCGCTATGCTCAGAAAAGTTAAACTTTATGGAGAATTAGCTGACTTTGTAGGTCATAAC